GCTTACTGTGTTCCCAGAAATTCTTTAAATTGTCTGGATGCAAATTCATTGGTCGGACGGAACGGATCACCGTTCCTTCTGGCTCATTGCATGGAACAGAAAGAATAGGCTTTTCGTCTAAAATGTTCATTGTAGTTACTTAGTTGATTTCCCTGAAGGATAAGCGTGAACTTCGTAGGATAGAATTTGAAATCTTGAATTAAATCCTCTAAGCCGCCAAGCCATTCTGCGACATTTAAGTTGCTTCACAAATCTAAATAGCTGAGGTAATCCTAACTTAGCTGGATTCGGTCTAATAGTCTTAGCTAGTACCCAATCACCAGCAACGTCAGGATCATTTTTCATTCCTTCACCGGCTGCTCCTCCAGACTTAGAATAATCTAGGAAGAACGTTCCGCCATCTTTAGCTACGTACTCAATTACAATCTCCGCAAAGTACATATCTAATTCTGGAAGATTGAATACTTTAGAACTTAATCTTGTCTCAAAGCTATATTTAGCTAAAATAGGTAAATCAGGATTGGGCTGTTGATCTGCATGAATAGGATCAGTTATTGCTGTATCATCTTCTTGAATTATCTCTCCATCATTTCTACCATAGAACCTTGTAGATATAATAGTTTGCGCTGGAGATAACTCATCAATAGTTCCCTGTAGAAGATTAATAGTTCCAGGGAGTTGATCTATGGTTACTGTAGCCGTAGCAGAAGGTGTATCATTAACACTTGTAATGCCATAAATTTCGTCGTACACCCAAGCCTTTGTTATTGAATTAAAAGTATAAGTGGAAATAAGTTTGCTGCCCGGTCTTGGAATACAGACTGTGTACTCATTATTGATCGGAGAGTAGGAGCCAAATATGGAACTAGGGTCGTCCACACCAGCCACTAAAGTATTATCAATTGGTTGACCAATTCTTTCTGGCTGATTTCCCGGAGTATAATACCATACTGAACCTGTTCTTCTGTCAAAGAAAAATAGACCATTAGCCCCGGATGCTATACTGTAAGGTGAATCTGAACCTATCTCAGAAACGTTACAAATGAAATTAAAAGGATTTTGGGCGACCGGCTGCTTGGTTGCTATCCAGATACTATGTTCTCTCATCAGAATCATTACATTGGTAAAACCAAATATACCTGTAATGAAATCTGATAGATCAGAAGTTGATTCTACAATTGGAGAACTACCGGCAGATTCATCGGTAATTGGGTCCCATTCTGGAGAATTTCCATCCCCACTCCAACCAACTTCTACTTCACTAACTCCTGCTCTAGCAGCACCAACAACTCTATTAAAAAATCCTGTTACATATCTATATTTGGGAGCATTACCTAACTGAGCAAATGAGCTAGTAGAGAAATCAATAGTCTGTAAGTTATCAATACCATTATTAGCGAAGACAAATTTATCTAAAACTGAAGCAAATCTGAATCTATCAGAATCGCCGCCTGCTAATGTTCCAGTTAATGCTGTCCAGTTAGCACTACCCTGAATGTGAATACTATTATTTGTGAATCTTAAAGAATAGCTAGTACCTAATTTATCCTTAAATAATGTGAAACCTAAGACAGAATTTGAGTCTGGCTTAGCTGGAGTAACTAGAACATTACCGGGTCTGGATATAGTCTTATCCAATCTAACCCTAGCATTTCTGGCTTCTTGGAGGGCATTCTTTGGTATATCAGCAGCGTCAATAGCAGTAATCATACCGCCATTAACCTTACTTTCAACGAACTTAAAACTCTCCAAATCTTGTAACCTGGGAGCTTTAAGTTTTGGATAGCCACCACCAAATGGTTTCATTTATATAGTCTGACTGACGTTATCAATATCGTAAGTAATCTTAACGCCAAAAATCTTAGATGGTGCAATAGTACTAGAATCTGTTGTAATCCAAAGAAGATAATGTCTATCAGTAGCTACAACATGAGCTAACTCTGAGTCAGAATTACTTATCAATTTAATACTAGAAGAGCCAACAGAAGTATTAGAATCTACTGTAATGAAAGTTGGTGCAGCTAATCCGTGATCAATATATCCAAGCCGTACAGTCATTGTACCTAAACCGGGAATAACCATAGCTTGGAAAGCTTTGACAGTAGCTCCAATTGGAAGTATTACAGGAGCATACAAATCACTATCTACGCCAACTGATACACCAGTAGAAGTATGTGTTAAATCATTGTCTGACTTAAATGCCCAACTGGGGACCAGCATGGTCTTATCTGTAACAGCACCACCACTTTCAGCTTTTAATTCAATGGGATCAGCTGTAAAATCTGTAACAAGAGTATTCATTCTCTCGCGTATATCTACACGAAGCTTTCTAAATTCATCATCAATTTGCTTTGCTGGCGTGTCTCCAGTAGGAGAAGCATCAGACCATTCATTGGTATATGCCATCTTTAACTCTTATGCTGGAGGAATATAAGTAGCATCTTCATACCAAACACCATCAATATGTGTAAACGTGTAGACTTTATCTGATTCTAAAGTTTTGATTGCTGCTGTATTAGTCTTTATATTAGAGCCGTGTTCAACTGTCATAGTTCCGTCACCAAGAACTTTAATAGTTTGACCCTCAGCTCCATCTTTAAAATCTGTAACATCTTGACCATTAGCTTTACAGACTGTCATGGCGCGAACGCTAGGCGTAGTATCACCAGATTTTAATTTAGCTACAAAAGTCTTATCAGCTATGTATTTAGTAACTGTAGCTTGCTGATTAACTTCTGTATTTCTAATGTCAATACTCATAAATGCATCACTTAGAGTGCGTAGGCTTAGGTATGAAGTTCTTCCAATTATATCTCTCAATATGCGGCCAATCAGAAAACCACATTCCACTATGTAACCTTGGATGTTTTCTAATCGCCCACGCCAACCATAACCAACCTTCATGTTTCGTATCCCAAAGCATTTGTAAGCCAGGCTTCTCAGAACCATCTAAAACCACATCAATTGCTAATCCATGTTCGTGTGCTGATTTGCCAGGCGGTGCAGCTTTTCCACCTTGACCTGCTTTGTATCTATTATAAAGGATTAACTGTGTAGCTGAGGAACGATAGCCGCTCGTTACATACCAAGTGTAAGGAGATTCAGCTAATAGTTTATCTACATCAGCAGAAAAAGTCGGCTGGAGTAAATGTCTACTGACTTGCCAGATTATCATTAGATTTTCTCCCTTTCTCGTTCTATTTCTAGATCGTGTTGTCCAATTAGAGTGTGTATTGAGCGTCGTAAATCTAACATATCCCCACGAATACCTTTAAGTAATCCTTCTATATTTTGTCTAAACTCTGCAAATAATTCTTTACTAAGTTTCTCATTTAGAGAACTTTCTACGGTCTTAATCTTGTCATCTGTTCTTTTTTCTAAATTGTTAATTCGATTATTCATTGTTCCCCACGCTACACCAATGGTGAAGATGAGGGTAATTATAGCAATTGAGAATATCGGAATGTTAATGGACACTGTTCCGGCATCAGAATTCATTATCCATTTTATATTAGAGAGTTAACCAGTTTACGCGGAGCCAATCAATACCACAACGAAGGTAACTATTAGATGAACCAGGACCAGTGACAGTGAGTAAAATATGACTGATAGCAAAGGCTAACGTTACATCTGTAGTACCTAACTTAAACCAAGAAATACCATCATCACTATAAAAGAAACGCCAAATATTAGATGTATCCCTTTGCATATGGAGATACATTTTAGCTAACGAAGTAGTTACTTGACCAATATTAAATGTATCTACACCAGCAACCCTCTTACCATAATTATTAGTGTGCCCAGTTGCATACTGAGCAGCAATAAATACTCTATTTGTTCCAGCTAAACTATCTTGGGTAGATATTACTACACCACCAAAGTTTGCTTGTCCTGCATTTGACACTTTAGCTGTACAAGAATAAGCAACACCAGCAGATATTATATTTCCAACAGCAAATGCTTGAACTATCTCTAATGTCGGACCAGTAGCATTAGAGAACTTACCCATTAACCAACTTGGAACGCTGGTATTTATATCGTAAGTATTAGGTGCTGTAAGCGCTGTCTTGATAGACCATTTAGCATTTAATGTAGCTGAATCAAACTCATCATCATAAATTGAAGGAGAAGTTGGTGGTGCATCTGGATAAGGAAGTGTTCCAGTTCCTCCACCACTTGCATCAGCAATAGCAGTATCTACTTCATCCTTTGTGTAAGCATCTTCAATTCCATAACCAGCAAGGGTAGTAGCCTTTTCTGCTAGGTCTACTAATTTCTTACCACCTACCATTTCAGCATTTAAATTTGTTACTAATGTCTTACTAGTTATTGCTAATGGAGCAGTTCCATCGGCTAAGGAACTAATTATCTGTTTATCTACAGTTACATCTTCTTTGAATTCAATAGCTGAATCTACTGAACTACCAAATATCTCACTGACTTTGTGACTATGAATCCTTTTTGCAAAGCCATCAAAATCCTTTGTTATATCTATTTGAGAAGCAGAAAATATGTCCTTAACTGGTCTGTTAACCACATCTTGTAAGCCTGTGGTTGAATCAGCACCAACTGCATATTCTCCAGATTTAATTAATCTAATAATCATAGGAATTGCCAAGACCCATCAAATAGGCGTAAGCCATTAAATAGCAATGGTGTAACCATACCACAAGGTAATTCCATATCTTCCAATAGTATTGGAGCCAGTATCGGTTCATCTGTATCAACTAAATCTTCAGGAATCAGTTCTGTTACCAAAGTTGAATCAGTAGTTTCAGGACAAACTTCAACAACTTTGTCAAATGGCTCAGGACAGAACTCAACAATTAGCTGGTTTAGAGATACTTCTGGAATTGTTAATGTATCTAAAACGATACTACCAAAAGCACCTTTTCTAATTATACTAACTACTAAACCATATTCAGTTCCTTCCTCATTTAATCCATGATCAAAAGTTGTAACACAATCACCAAATCTTATATTGACAGAGGAAGGTAATGGTTCATTTATAGATATGAAACTTTCTACACCTACTTTATATTGAGCAGCAAAGAATACAGGAAGCATGACTGGTAATACTTCCTCAGTATCAGGATTAGTGTCTAACCAGCCAGTTGAAGGAAGCGCCATTATACGTGACGAGCCCAAGAAATCTTAGAAGAAATGGTAAGACGTTTAGTATTAGTTTTTACTAATGCGGGAGAAAAGCCAAAACCAAAGATAAGTATTGAGTTATTATACCCAATAGTTTGAATATCACCAGTTCCATCAGCTGGTTCTAGTTTATGTGTTGCTGTTCTAAAATAGTTTCCAGATACGTAAGCATCTAATACAACACTAGAAGCAAAACCTACAAGACCTGAAGTAAAACTCGATGATGTTCTAGCTACCATCGCTCCAGTGTAATATAAGATATTAGTTGGACTGACGATAGAAGAAAAACCAGCAGAAGAAAACACACCGTTCCACGTTGTTGTACTTACACGAAGGGCTCGTGCAGTTATATCATATGCCGTTCCACTTATATCTACAGCTGAAGAAACAACATCAGTAGCGGGAGGATATATACGAACTTCATATGTAATACGAAGCTGATCACTACTTGTTTTTGTAACAGCTGTTGGGGAACCTAAATCATCTTTAAACAATTGTCTAGAAAACATCGTACCAGCAGAAGTTGCATTAAAGAAACCAACTTCTGTTAGATTTCCATTAACTTGACTTTCAGTAAATAAATATGTTGCAAAACTCTTATAGTAATCTGGTGGTCCTGCTACATATGAAATATTACTACTAGAGAAAGTTCCATTAGTCCTGATTTCTTTTTCGGCTACCAGTGTAGTATCTGTATTTGCAGGAGCTGTACTACCTGTACCTACACCACAATAACGAGAAAGAGAAGCACCGTCGGAAGATTGAGGACCTGCTCCAGATAAGGCATCTAAGCCTGCATTAGTAATCAGATTATTAAAACTCAACTTTCTTTTAATCTTCTTTGTTTTGGCATCTATTAGCTCTACAGTGATATGACCAGAAACACCAACCTTTGCTTCTGGCATACCTATATCACTGTAATGCGGAATAAATATTCCGTGGTGTCCTCTAACAAAATGCATTATACAATCTCCAAGGTTCCGCTGACAAAGGCAAGAGATGTATCAATTTCAGATATATCGAATATTATATGTGTAATTACTACAATTGGCATTGTGCCTGAAACAAAAGAAAAACTTGGATCAATACTATCTATATCGTAAAGAATTTTAATAATTGTTGGGTCTATCAGCGAACCAGATACAAATATTAGATTTGTGTCAATAGAATCTTTATCAAACAATTCTACTAATATTAATGGACTAGCTAAAAGTCCTGAAATGAATGTAAAGCTAGCATCAAGTTCATCTATATCTTTTAGAATATCATCAATAATTACTACTATTAGAGTACCACTTTGAAATTCTAATAAAGTTGTTGCATTGTCTGGCCCAACAAGAACAGGATAAAGTGTGCTAGTAAGGGCATCAATACTATACTTGCCTGACACAGCATTTCTTCTAATTAATTCAATTCTAACTCTACCACTTCTCAATTTAACTACATCTTCTATATATGCATTAGAATCAATATTCAATGGAGTCTCTAATACAACTCCATAGCGATCTTTCTGTTGACGATAAACTAACTTAGTGTCTGTAAGATAAAAGAAAAGTACATCCGAGTCTGTGATATTAAATGGAGCATCTAGGATTACTCTTGGAGTTCTCCCCGCGCCAAAGTTATCAAACCCAAATGTACTATCAGTTGAATCGAACCAGTAAAGCCAAACCTCAGTAGTTCCTGCTGTACCAGTATTTCTACTTGCACAAATGACTGGGCGACTGGCTTGTTCAAATGCTATATCAACTTCATTTATCTCTGCAAGACCATCATCAAACGTGAATAACTCTGTTTCAGCCAACCAACCATCTCTAGTATCATTTTCTCTTGCTATTAAAATCTGATGTGTATCATTATCAACTCTACATTTCCAAACGTAAGAAACAGCACCTTCTGAACTATCTCCATTAGCTACCGGCCCAAGACAAAAAGCCGTGAGATAATCAAGAGCAATACTGTCAGGACGTTTAGAAAGAGAAGCTTGGACAAGAGAAACTAACCTAGGTTGAAAATCTGCTGCAAATTCTACAATACCAGATACATCAGTGTTTGCTGCTGCACCTTGAGGATTGACTATATTTATTGTATTATCTTCAATCCTATAATCAGTCATGGATATGGCGCTCTTATAACCTCAACACCACCAGTGTGAGTATCAAATTCTTCTTTAGCTTCAACAGGAGACGTAGAATCAATTAATGATACTTGGTGCGCTTTTATTTGGTTAGCGCGAGCAAAATCGCCAATATCAATAAAACCACGCCAAACGCCTCCATACAAGATAATTTCATGCCAAACCTGAGGAATTGCAGGGTCGTTGTCAGCCGCTAGATCAGCAAGAGTAGTCCAATATTTGATTACCATCTCATAAACTTTATCTGGCGTTGGCCAGAGTCTTGCAAAACAACCCTCTCTAAGATACTTCTCAGGTGTTGACCTTTCCGTTTCTGCTTCATTATACAGCATCTCATATTCAAATGCAGTCATTCTCTCCAATGGAGTATGCTGCCTACTATCTGGATCAATAATAGATAATTGCTTTAATGCTTCAAATGGCTGAGGCATATTGTATCTACGCTCTCCAATCTCTGTAGAGAACGTAGCAGTTACTTCTTTCTCACGGAAATTAAACTTATCAATAATTTCCCAATACGATCTATTTAGTAAAAGAGTAGCTTCCTCATCTGGCAAATCGTCTTCATCCATGCCAAGAGGCTTACGTAACGCCAAAATCATCTGGGCGACATCTAACATTTCTTAAACCTTCTCAGCGTAGATGGTTAAAGCGTCCTCTTTCCCTTTATAATTAAACTTTACTTGAAGAGTACAATCTCCAACTACAGGTTCTCCAAATGGCACTTGGAGATTATCTCGGTGAAGGGAAAAAACTGAGTCTATTAATCCCGTCACCGAGATTCTCCAATTTCCAGGAGACAACCTTACAACTGGAGTGCTCTGAATAAACTGAGGACGAGCGCCGACTAAAATAGGTAATCTCATTTTATTCTCAGCAGCTAATTGTTATCGTAGAAGTGTAAGCATTACATCACCAGCAGCAGCCGCCGTTTCAAGATTTACTCCAAGAACTGCACCCGGAGAAGTTCCTGAAACAGTAGCACCATCGGTAGTTAAAGCAGCAGCAGCTTTTACTCTACCGGCAGTTGTAGTACCTAAAGTTAATGCACCAACAGCAGCAATAACTGCATCAGCAATTGTGTAAGTTAATCCATCTACTTGAACAAGAGCCTTTCCACCAACAGAAGTTACAGTAAGAACTCCGTAAGAAGCCTTATCTGAAATTGCTCTCATTCCAGTAAGATCGCCGCCAACAACTACACCGACTCTTAAAACTGCATCAGCGGCTGTATTACTTACATCAACTTCCTCAGCACCAGAAACTACAACATACTGACCAAGCTTTAAAGCACTGCCAGCAGCTATTTCTACACACTTTCCGCCAACAGCAATATCAGCGTCAGTATCTTTTCCCTTAGTATACGGGAAATTAGTGGGATTAAATTCTGGCATCTTTCCCCCTTAACTCGGGTTGACGCCAACCCAACCGCGCCAATCAACAAACCAGATTAAGAAACGGGTAGTAGTCTTATACTTCGCAGCATCCGTGTCGAAATCGAAAGTATCATCGAAATCAACAGCACGACGAGTGAGTAAGTGAGAATCCACATACTTGTCGTCTTGGAAGAAATAAGACTTGGAAGAAGTCTTGTAGTGTGAAATCTCAGGAGAAATGTTACCAAAGCGCTTCTTGATAGCATTGTCCTGATTATCAGCAGTAAAAGGCTCCTTATCACTACCGAAAATCTGAAGTGCCTTATGCAAATCATTAGCATTATTACCAATGATAAGCTTATTAGGATTCATAATGATAGGATCACCATTCTCATCCTTCATCTGCATGAACAAATCAAGACATGCAGTTACACCAGTAATGCTCATTTCTACCTGAACAGCCGGTGTATTTGCTACAGTTGTAGAACTATTAATAAGAGTATGAGCAGCATGACAAAGAGAAAGCCCATCAATACCCTTATAATCGGTTCCCGTAAAAGCATCATCAAGAAGTCCAGCGGCACGATATTCGTAGGTCATACGAGCAGCGTGAGCAAGCCACTTAGAACCCTGATTTGCCTTTCCATACTGATCATCTTCAACAGTCTTTCTAGTAAGAATAAATCCTAAAGCAAATTCCTTATCAACTGCCATTACCTTCGGACCCATCTTCGGGTCTTCATAAGTAATAGGCTCACCATCATCCCGCTCAACTAAACGAGACATTCCGGTGATAATAGAAGCAGACTGCTCTGGCATCTTTGTAGTGCCAGTCTTTAAGAACTTCGTATATTCCACCGGGTACATCTGGAAATTATCGCGGAAATCCCTTCTGAGTCCCGGACGGAATAAGAGGTTAAATGCGCCCTGTACAATCATTTTAGCTCAGCCTCCGAAGGTGCGAACGGTTTCCATAATCTTAAAGAAAAACAACTTCCGGTCGATATCAATATCGACAATTTCAACAACCTTATTCGTGGTATCAGTTAAATCAACACCCCAAACACCATTAGCATCCTTCGCAATTCCATACTGCCCATCTACATGTGCCTTAGTGGGAACAGTTCCGGCAGCACTTTCACCGCCGTAAATAGTATCACCATTTGCATCAGCACAAGAAAGTTCCTGCTTCCGACCAGTAACAACAGTTGGGCTATTTGCAGCATCCCAACCCGGAGTGGAACCAGCCTTATTTAAGGCAATTCCAGTAACTTCTGCGGGATCAGCAGCACAGAGAGTTAATTCTCCATTTGCATCTAATACAACCGGAGAACCAGAAATAATAAGTTCTCCAGTCTTGTACGGACGAGAAGTTACTCGCGGGACATTCCCGCTAGTAGTTCTCGCAACGAAAAACGGCCTCATTGTTTATCCCTCTTCTTTTGTGAGAACTCTTTCAATATCGGATCGTCTTGCAACGTGTTCTCTACTTTCCACGAAAGTGCTAAGACCTTCCTTACGAATCTGTGCAGCACTCTCGGTTTCCTCACGCTGCTTGCCACGCTTATGCTTTCTATCGTATTGTTCCTGTCTAATTTCGTCTATAAGTTCCTTATCTTCCCTTGCACATGTCATAAAGACTACATCACCAACCTTACCCATTTTCTCGCCGGTTGAATGAAGGGAGCGAGAAGGTGCAAATTCCTTATCTATTTGGAAACCCATTGCTTCCATTCTTGCTATGGAAACTGGATCGTCAGAAACCCACTCTCCATACAAATTTGTAGGAAGATTAACAATTAAACGATCTGCAACAATTCCTCTCTCTAAAACTCTAGCAAGTCTAGCCTTGCGAGTCTTACGATCTTCATTAGTGACAGTTGAAGTTTCAGTCTTGCCACTATTGAAGACTGAGACTTTCTCTCTTTCTTCCGGCATTTTACTTTACCTCCGCGTTAGCTACTTCATGAGAAGGCATATCGCGGAACCTTGCCCATTCATCTTCACTCATTCCACGCTCACGAGCGAGTCTCTTCTCAAGCTCTGTAAGAACTGGCTTCTGATTATTATTGTTGTTCACTGGAACAGCCGGTGGAGTTGAACGTAAATGAGCGGGAACAGTCATGTTATTAGGATTCTGATTATTATTGTTGGGCGGCGTATTCTGTGGAGCAGTTTGCCGTCCACCATTATTACCTACAGGAATCTTAATTTCACCAGTCTGGGCAGCACCAATTGCTACAAGTACAGCAGTTCTAAGAGTCTGTTCATTCTTTTCAGAGTTAGCAAGAATCTGATCTACGTAACTCTCAATATGAGGGAAAAGCTGAGAGTAACGAGGATCATTACGATACTTGTCCTTTAGCTTATCATACTCAGATTGCTGCTTAAATGTCTGAGTAAAATCCATTAAAGGCTTAACAGCATTGCTAATTTCTTCTCTTAATACATCCATTGGATTAGAAAAGAAACGCTGCTTTTGTTCATCAGCAGAAAGAGGTGCTGGCTTATTTCTCTCTTCTCTTTCCTGACGAAGCCTTGCTAATTCCTGTTGCTGTTCTCTGAGAACCTGATCGTAAAGTCTAATAATATCTTGATTAGATTCACGAGCATTATTTAGATCATCCTGATTTGCATTCTGCGCAGGAGGAACAACCTGATTATGATTCTCAGTAGATTGGCTCCCATCCTGTACTGTAGAAGTCTGCGTTCCTTGGTCCTGATTCTCTGTCGATGTCGTCTGCTGATTTTGGTTCTGGCTCTCGTCGTGTTCCATTGCTTAATCCTTCGCGGCTAGAGTTATATAAGTTATTAATAATGTCTACAGATAAATTTACACCAGTTACTTTTCCCCTAAGTTCATACGCTTCCAGGGGGGATTTGAAGCTGAGTGCTTCTGTTCGAGTTCGTTGAGCCAAGAGCCTGAATAATCTGGTTAAAGTTGCCCATTCCTGCATTTTGACCAGATTGAACAAGTCCTGAAGTTCCTCCGGCGAAAGACCCAGAGTTTTGATTTGATTGAGGTCCGCCATTCTGTGGTCCGGGTGTAGCCATTAGATTTAAACTTTCTAATAGCTTACGTAAAGTAATTCTGTCTACGTTGCGGATATTATAGGATTCAAGTATTTGCTCAATCGCCTCCGTAGCTGAAACAAGTCCCTGTTGTGCAACAGCAGACATTAATTGCTGATTGCCTGTAATCTGAATTAATTGTAATGCACCGGTAAAGTATTGCTGTAAAAGCCCTGCAACCTGTACCCAATTCTGTCGATCAAGAATCTCATTCTTCTTAGTTCCTGCACGGCCAAGTTCAATTACTAAACCATCACGAATTGAACTATTAGGTAATGAGAAGAACTGTTTTACTAAATCACCACCCTCAGCACGATCATAATACTCAATATTGCGTGGACCAAACTGTTGCATACAACAGGCAGTATCAGTAATTAAGTCATTTATGAATGAGCTAATGTTCTGATAGATGTAATCAAACTTCTTGTTTCCTTCCTGAATTCTTGCAAGATCTGACGTAGCAGTACCGGGAGTACCAGCTTGAGGCATTCCCAAAGTAGTTTCATTAACGCCTGTTCTTTGCTGAGAATACGTGAGTGTTGCTTGTTCATTATTGTAAGCAGAAGGATAAATTTCACCAAGCTGGATAGAATCCACATGCTCCATGTCATCTAAGAACCACATCTTGCCAGGAAAAAGTGGTTCCTTTGGACCATATCCAGAATTCTTGTGAATCTTAAACATCCTCAGGTTAGCTAATGTAGCATTATCTAGCCTCTGACGATGCTGTGTAGTTACTTCCTTCTGNAANTGTTCATTCTTNTTACAGATTCCAATAGCACGCCACCTGTGTTCAACAGGAAAATACTTAGCTAATCTGTATGGGCGACGTAAGTCATCATGCCAATTATAACGAACTGACATGAATGTTCTGGATTCTTTATGATAGTGACATACTATCTCGTGTAACTTTCCTTCTGGGTTACCATCAACATTGAACGATACCCACATTTCAACCCAATCAATCTTCTTTGGAAAGGCTGGAGCAGTCTTCTCTAAATCTTGCTGTCCTTTTTCAAAACGATTATCTTGATCTTGAAGCTGTATCCACTCTTTGAGTTTATCAAAGGTGCCAGGTCGGAATAATCCTGATCTTTCGAGTTGTAATACCTCAAAAGGCGAACGAGAATGTTCCTCTCCAACCCAAGGAGAACTTTGTGGGTCTTGAGAATAGAATGGTAAAAGGAATCTTCCAACAGAAGTTGCACAGACATTAGAACCTTGCCGAGTAACTACGTCAACTTCTTGTTCAGTTCCGTCTTCAAGGGTACGAATAACTGAACGAACTTCTCTTTCATATCCAATTTTACCAATACCATTCCCAAACTTCTCACATTCAAGTAATGAAGAATCAATTACATCTCTAAACTTCATTATCTTGAGTTCTTTATCTAATGCTCTCTCAACAGGACGAGCAGCAGAACTCCATTTAGGATCAATTGGCGAAGCAGAAACAATTTGAGGGAGTGCAAACAACGTAGTCATTACTCTAGCATGTACTGCTTCAACAGCAATAGCAGTTAGAGGAATGATAATTGTTGCAGCACCCTTAAAAGGAAATGTGGCTGTTTCCTGTGAAGGTTTAGCCCAATAATCCTTTTGATGGCGAAGAAGATCATCCATCCATTGACCTCTTTCACCATAATGTATATACAATTCATCATCAAGATAAGAACTTAATCTCTTTTCTGTATCTTGATCGAGGAATATTTCCCTTGGGTAAGCCATTTATATAGTCAGCCTTCTGACTGAGTTTCTTCGCCAAAGAGTAACACAAAAACACCGTGGATGTCTCTGACCCTAACTGTCTTCTTTATGATCCACCAACCAATAGAAACAATCTTATCATTTTCATGCTGATGATACCAAGCCCAAAAGAACTTAGCGACTGTAGTTTTGATTAGAGGTTTTACCCAATCAGGAATTTCTTGTATATGCGCAAGTTCCTGATATGTTTGAAACTCGTCAATTGCTGCCATCTTACAGACTCCCAACCTTAGGAGGGAGAACCTTGATATTCGTTTTAGAAGGAGCAACAGCCGTATCAGCAGGATTGATCTTCTTGTCGATAATCTTATGAACGATACCATAGATTACCATGAAAACTAAGACGATAAAGCTAACTAAAGTTGCAGTATCATCAGGTGTAAGAACTGCAATCTCATGTGCTGAAAGGAAAGTAACAATAAATCCAGCAATAGCACCAGCAATTCGAGCCAGAAAAGGCTTGAGTAGATCAAACATTTTTCGTTCTCCTAGCAGGATAATAGTTAGGCCACCAGTTGCCAGAATTTAAAGCACCTACAATTGTATAAGCTTCACACTTACCAATGACTTTACCTGCTGCTGGAATTATATAAGGTTCATTCTCAAAATATATTGCATAAGATTGAAACCTATCATTATTAGCCCATCTGACTACATGAAATGGTTGGGTTTTTGCTCTCTTGCGCATTTTAGTTCGCGTGTTAGATTATCGAATAACCAGTTTCTGGATCAATTGCTTGCTTACTACTTTCATCTTCTTCAGCTTCAGCATAAGGATTCTTTTTTATTTGCCCTGGCCTCCATATTTCAGGTCCTTGAGCTAGTGAATCAAGAATATGATAGTCATTTGAGGCGCCGAACTCCTTAAACTCTGTAATAAGTTCAGTTTGTGTCTCATTTATGACAATTTGGCCAGTTGTGAAGTAGTTTGCAAGTCCTCTAACACGCGTATCTTTCTGAATTTGCTTAGTTTTTATTAAAATTATATGAAATCTCTGTCCTCTAAGCCGCATTTCTGCTTCTAAGAATGGCTTATAGAGCCCAGAAAATAGAACTTCTTCAATAGCTACTGCTCTAGGCTGCCATCTTGTAACTTCTGAAAAGAGAAATGGGACGAATTCTTCAGTCTTTAACTCTAATCTTAAGGCTTTTAATACGTAATTTACACTATTATGATCTGTGCCTGTTACACAATAACCACCAGCACCAGTCATTGCTGGGTCAATCAGTATTACTCTATCTAAATCCCAAATTGAATGCTCTTTCTTGCCTGTCGGATTACCATCAGCATCAAAAGAGAATGTAGCAATATTGGTCTTGCCAGTCCAATAATAGTATCTTAACCAAGCTTCTTCAAACTCTGTGCCACCCTCTTTTGGATCATTCGCATACTGCGCAGAGAATACCTTCTTATTCTTACGAATGATCTTTAACTTCGGTATCGTAAACTCTTCAGGGAAGATAGCCTTCATTTCCCCTGTCTTCGGGTCTTTCTCTTCTACTGATCTAATATACTTATGAAGCTGATCCTCATAAACTTTATGAGCA